ACGGCAAAAAAGGCAAGATGTGGAGCAAGGGTTATCACACAGGCGTAGACTTTGCAGTTCCGCAGGGAACAGACATTGTTGCAGTAGCTGACGGCAAGATTGAAAACGCATCTTGGGGCAAGTCCTACGGAACTCAGTTGGTACAAAAAGTTGAAGGTGGCTGGGTAATCTACGCGCATCTTTCTAAGGCTCTTGTTAAGGCTGGCGATAAAGTCACCAAGGGTCAGCACATTGCTGAGTCAGGTAACACAGGCAATTCTTCCGGGCCGCATCTTCACTTTGAAATGCGCGACAACATTCGTTGGTCAGCCGGCAAAGACATTGACCCAGCTGCGATCTTAGCGAAGTAATGAGCAGGCGATTAGCTGCCTGCGCTATCGCTTTATCTTTAGTCTTTACGTCACAAGTCCACGCCGAAGCGGTTGAACCTTATCTAGTTCCTATGGCTAAAAAGTCTGGGCTGTGCAAGGTTGAATCTAATCAAAGCGTTACAGGCAAGTGGCAGACGTTTAAGAACTGTGACCCATTTGTTCTTGGCGGTGAGCGTTCTTTGTTCTTTGTTCAGCTGCACATTAACTGCGAGAAGCGACCTAAGTACGTCAAGTTGCGTTTAGCCCGGTTACTTCCTGACGGTAAGCGCGACACCACAGGCACAACCACGTTCTCATTTACTAAAGACACAACTAAAGACTGGCAAGGGACTATGTGGTGGGAAGCTAAAACCAATCACCCAATCGTGGCTCAGTATAAAGTTGTAGGCGGTAAGTGTTATTCAGATGAACGTCAATTTAAGTGGTGGCAACCGTAATGGGACTAATTGAAATAGGGCAATACGCAGGAGCTTTAACAGCGATTGCAATACTTGTGGGCATGGCTATCAAGTGGGGAATCGTCAAGCCCATTAAGGCGTACATAGATTTAGCCACTTACCCAATTAGCCCAACGGCAAATGGTGGCAAGTCGCTCCCAGATATAGCGCACACAGTCAATCGCATTGAAGCCCGTATTGGTGAACTTGACTATCGCCTTAACTCAATCGAGGAACTGGTTACAAAACCGACACGCGCCAAGAAACCAACTACCTGACGTACCTGCGCTCTAGACTTATCTAGACGAAAGGTGGTCACAATGGCCTTACTTGACGATCTAGAAACTGTTGGCAAAAGCAGTTATGAATGCGGTATTAGTCGCATCTTAAAAAAGTTACCAGCAAAAGAATCACAAGCACTAAGCAAAGCAATAGACGATTTAGAGAACTCAGCCACAAGCCTTGCAAGAGTCCTAACTAAAAATGGCTACCCGGTAAGCCGTCAAACCATTAACAGGCACAGGGCTAGGGGCGTTAAAGATACAGGTTGTGTTTGTAAATGAGTCTTGCAGATGATCTTTCAAAGCTAGGCGATGACGAACAGCGCAAGCGCGTTGCTAAGGAAATACCCAAGGGCTTTGAACCCGGCATTGAGTACGACTCAAGCGGTGGCGTTCTGCGCTCAGTACCTAGACCAGCAGGCGATGAACCCGATCACGCTGAACTACTAGCTGAGTTCGAGCTTGACCCTGCCAAGTGGCGCATCACAGGTCTGCGCCGTAGCAAGTGGCAGCGTTGGGATGGCGAATGGCTAGAGTCATTTAGGGCTACGTTCGTGCCTACAAGTGGCGCGTTGCACGTTCCCATAGATGACCTACTGCAAATAGTAGGGAAGTGGAAGCCACAGAATACCTCTAGGAAGCCCACAGAGCCACGCTCAGGCTCTTTAGCCTATGTTGTGGTACTTGCAGACACACAGGTTGGAAAGATTGACGGTGGTGGTTCTGAGCAAATCATTAAGAATGTATTACACAAGACAGATTTAGCCGTTGACAGACTCAAAGAGCTACGCAAGGCAGGGCGCGACATTGGCACTATCTACATTCCACAACTCGGTGACTGTATCGAGGGCATGAACTCGCAAGGTGGCAAGCACATCTGGCGTACAGATTTAGATCTAACTTCACAGATTCGTGTCTATCGCAGGTTGCTGTTGCACATGATCAAAACATTTGCGCCACTGGCTGACCGCCTGATTGTGCCTTGTGTTCCCGGTAATCACGATGAAGCAGTGCGCGTTGGAAACTCAATGGCAACTACTTACACGGATTCGTTTGCACTCGATGCAGCTTCTGCCGTAGCTGATGCGCTTGAAGATCACCCTGACTACAAGCACGTTAGTTTTGTGTTCCCTAAATACGACACACTTACAGTCACGCTAGACATGGCTGGCACAGTTGTTGGTCTAGCTCATGGTCATCAGTGCCGGGGCAAGGCTGTTGATTGGTGGAAGAACATGGCACACGGGCAACAAGACATTGGCGAAGCTACGTTGCTATTAACTGGTCACTATCACCACTTGCGAATTGAACAGTCAGGGCGCAAGACTTGGATGCAAGCACCAGCACTAGACGGTGGCTCAACTTGGTTTGAGAACTCATCAGGGCAAGCTGCACCAGCAGGAATGCTTACGCTAACAGTAGGACAAGGTAGGTGGGATGATGCCAAAATCTTGTAAACATGAATGGGTTTTATTACGGTTTGTAACTGAGCCTGATGATTTTTACTATTGCATTAAGTGCAGAGATGAGAAACCAGCCAATGACAAGTGAAGAATTAGCTGATCAAGTGACTCGTTGCGTTGAGTCTTTGCGCTCACGGATTATGGGTACAGGTGATGAGCAATACAGTCGCGGTACTGAACAGAGCATTGAAACTAAATCAGGTGAACAGATTGTTTTAGAAACGCTAGAAGAACTAGATGATGCCATTGTGTATTTGGCACACTTACGCGCTAGACTGGGCAAACTTGCGCAGCTCTGAGCGATCCTCAGACCGTAGATGCCACCTGCTTATGCTTTGTCGGGTGGCATTTACTTTGCCTAAAAACCCTTTAGACACGCGGATTTGCTATGTATAACAAAGTGTGCTAAACTATTTACATAGACGTTGGGAAACCAGCTAGGACAGGAGTAAGAAAATGGCAACAAAGCAAAAGGTTATTAAGGCACTAGATGAGCTAGGTGCATTATTAACCCAAGACCCCGGTAAATACGATTTTGAAGAAATTGAAATACTTGCACCGCAGGGCAAATTTTGGGAGTCTAACTTATGTGGAGTCTTATGTTATGAATTTGATCGTTATAGCATGACAAAGGCTGAACTTTGGGATGAAGTTTTGAACGACATTGAAGCTGGTTTAGTAGATGACTGCGAGAGCTAGTAAATAATTTAGCGACAGCCCTGCCTAGCGGTGGGGCTGTTTGCATTTGTTAGACAATGCGTATAACGTCAGTGACATGAAGCAGATGCAATGGCAGTCAAGTTTCTTTGACGTGCTAGACGGATACTCAGTTGCACCGATACAAGCTCAGGATGCTGATTACTTAATTCTCAATGTTCATTACGCAAAGCGCAGACCTTCAATCACTCATGCCTTTGGATTGTTCAATTCAGGTGAGTTAGTCGGAGTAGTTACTTATGGAACTCCAGCATCATCTACTTTGTTGCGCGGTATCTGTGGTGACGATTGGGCGCAACACGTTTTAGAGCTGAACCGTTTGGTGTTAGTTAATAACCAACCACATGAAGCCAGCCGATTAGTCGGAGCATCACTCAAGCTATTACCTAAGCCAAGCATCATTGTTAGTTATGCAGACACAAAGCAAAAGCATGAAGGCATTGTTTATCAGGCTACGAACTTTATTTATACAGGATTGAGCAGCAAGTTTCGTGATCCAGTAGTTCGTGGTTTAGAACATCAGCACCACGCAACTTACGCGCATGGCTTGACTAACGCGCAGCTTATAGAAAAGTATGGTGCAGACAATGTTTACTTTATTGAGCGATCTAGAAAGCACCGTTACATAATCTTTGTTGGTTCAAAGACTCAACGTAAACAAATGCTTAAAGACTTGCGGTATGAAATTCAGCCGTATCCAAATAAAGAAAGGTCTGCCAGTGGCTGACGAACAGAAAGAAACGAAAGAGAATCTAATTGCATTGCGTTTGAACAATGAACAGATGCTTGCAGTTAGACAATGGGCGCATCAACATAACGCCAATGTAAGTCAAGTGATCAGATCAGCAATAGAACTAATGACAGGAGCAAAGCAATGAGAACACCAAGCGAACAGTTGGTGCAAACAACTTGGATGGCAGACCACAAACTATTTGCAAATCACGATGCAGTTACCCCGGTTGATTGGGCTAAGGTTTGGGAAGTTATTGACAACATAGATGAGCCAGAGTTTGACGAACACCAGCTTGTAATAGTTGCAGTTCTAGAGTTCTTGTGTGGTTCTGAAATGGTAGAAGTTAGCCTTGATGAGATCGCTAACCTGCCAGAGATTGAACGTCAAGCAGTAGCAGAAGCCTTGCGCCTAAAATGGTCTAAAGTCGAGTTCCAAGAAAATCTGTAATGGACAACGACAAAGCAGAAATTCACGTTGATCCTTTACCATTCCAACAGATACCTAACTGGGTATTTGAGTCGGATGTTTCAGCTACGGCTATCAAGTTATACCTAGTGCTGCGCAAGAACGGGGATAACAAACGCGGTGTTAGTTTTTGGTCGCGTAAGAAATTGGCAGAGCAATTAGGAACGTCTACAAACACAATGGACAGAGCTAAAAAAGAACTAATTGACATGGGCGCACTGTGCCAGATCAACCGTAAAAATAAAGACGGTGACTGGACTTCTAACCTGTATCACTTGCACACATCTAGCCTTGTTAATTGCAGATACCTATACTCACCAGTGGGTACACCTATACCCACAGATGGGGATACCCCTATACCCACCAGTGGTGAACAAACTAATAACCATATAGAACTTAGAACCAATGAACTAACTCGCACCTACGGTGACGAGAATCATCAGGCTTGCAATCTCTTAGCAGACCTAATTGCAGCTAACGGTTCAAAGCGACCAGCAGTGACTGATAAATGGTTAAGCGACATGGAACGACTTAATCGAATAGATGAACGCTCATGGGAACAGATCACGAAAGCGATTGAGTGGTGTCAGGCTGATGACTTTTGGCGTGGCAACATTATGAGTCCAGCGAAACTACGCAAGCAATATGATCAACTGCGCTTAGCTGCACAGCGAGGAAACAAACAATCTAAAGTCACTCAGACTCTTAGCTGGTTAAGTAACTTGGCTAATGACACAAAGGAACTAGAGCGATGAACAAGCTAGAGATTGGTCAAGTTCTAACTATTGCAATGGCAATAGATGCGCGGTTAAGTGCATCTGATGAGAATGCTTTTAGAGCTAAAGTCGAGGGTTGGTCACTTGCATTAAGTGAAAGCATGACGTTTGACTTTGCGCGTGATGCGATTGGCAAGCATTACAAATCAGCAACGGATTCAATTATGCCGGCTCATCTAAATTCAATGTGGACTGCTCATAGATCACGTCAGCATGAAATAGATAACGTCAGAGCTATTGGGTCAAGCCATAAATCGCAGGGAATGCCTGACGATGTACGCGCCAAATTAGTGGAACTGGGGTTGAAGCGACCATAATAGATGGATGCTCAAAGACTGTGATCACGAGGCGTGGCTAGATTCTGGCATGTGCCTAATCTGCTCTGCACCTGAATCATGGATGTATTTAGGTGAATGCTCTAAGCATGACCCTGATACATGCTTTCCACCTGATGACGAACCTCACCTATACGCCATAGCTAAAAGACTTTGTGAAGAATGCCCTGTGGTGGGCTTCTGTTTAGAGATTGGTCTAGACGAGAAATGGGGTATGTGGGGCGGAATGACCCCAGATGAGCGTTACAAGCTCAGCAAGTCCCCAAAGCTGCCTAAAGAAAGACTAGAAAAACGTAGGTTTTTAAGGGTATTTGCGTACACAAATTAGAACAAATGTACTAAAAAAAGATTAAAAAACTTGCGAAATGGGCTAGACAACTGCCCCAATTCGTGTATTGTTATACATAAGGGAAGGCACAAAGCCTTCAGAGAAGCAAAGGAAACAAAGCAAATGGAAACAACATACATAACACCAGCAGAAACAGCAAAGCTAATCCGCGCAGAACTAAAGGCAACATTCACAGGCGTTAAGTTCTCAGTACGCAAAGAACACTTCGCAGTCTGGGTAACTATTCCAGCAACAGCATCAGTCACAGTAGCTGACGTAGAAGCAATTACAAAGAACTACGAAGGTTCAACATTTGACGGAAGCATTGACCTAGCATCAAACCAGACTCACTTAGTAGACGGCAAGAAAATTCAGTACCTAGCAGATTATGTATTCGTACAGAAAGATCAGGTGGCGTAATGAAACTCAAAGCAGTTAAAGATGCAATCGGTGGCTACCGCGTAGCTGGTACAGACATAATCTGGGCGCGACAAAATGAATGCCGTTGCTGCTGGTATGTGTTTGATGATGCACAAATTGAAACTGTTGCTTATGCCAACAGCTACGCACAAGCAAAAGAGTACGCATTCAAATACGTTTTAGAAATGGAGTTACAAAATGCGTAACTGGAACTGGACACCACGCGCCAAGATGATTGGCACACTATTGCAAGCAGTTGCCGTTGTCGGTATTGGTTACGTCTTATTTGTTGGCACTTGGTTTGCGTTAGGTGGTAACTAATGGGCTATGTACCTTTTGGGATGGAACGCGCATCACTAGATGAGAAGCACAAGATTAGAAAGATGCTGGAATACATAGGCATCACACATCCAGCGCATCAGGTTGAGTTTATGTCAGCCCTACTTGATAAACCTTTTGACACAACAAAGATGAGCCGTCAAGACTTCTACACACTTGTAGGCAAACTTCAAAACATACAAGAGAACAGGAACAAAGCATGAAACAAGAACAACAGGATGCGTTACGCGCACCATTTTCTAAAGAGCAGATTCAGAAGCTGCCAACTGGCGGACTGCAATTAGATTACGTCAGTCACGCATGGGTGACAGATCGCTTGCTTCAAGTAGACCCGTTGTGGACTTGGAAGCCGTTAGCGTTTACAGATGCAGGACTTCCAGCATTTGATTCAAACGGTGGTCTATGGATTGAACTCACAGTTTGTGGAGTTACAAGATACGGCTATGGTGAACCACAAGGACGCGACAAGTTCGACATGACTAAAGGCGCAATCGGTAACGCAATCAGGAACGCTGCAATGCGCTTTGGCGTAGCACTTGATCTCTGGGCTAAAGAAGCACCAGCAGAAACCAAGCCAGCACCTAAAGCTACAACAGAACTAAGCACAGCTACTCAGAAGATGATTGAGCGTATCGGTCTTGCTGCATCACTAATTGAACTTACTGAGGTTGTGCCACTTATTCAGGGTGGAGCATTTACAGATGCAGAGAAGCGCAACTTACGTCTTATCTTTGACAATAAGAAAGTGGAGTTAGGCGCATGAGTTTTGTATTAGGAGCAGTGTTATTTCTGCTAGGCGGATTCTTTGGAATGCTAATCATGGCGTTTGCTCAATCATTACCGCGACAGATACAAGAACAGCATGACGAACTTGTGGCGCAGTTGCGTTTGGTGGTCGAAGATGAGTAACGCAAGCTATCAGAGCGCAGCGATTAGCAATGGCTTTCATGGAATGCAACTTGCTTTAGATGCTCAGCCAGATTGGGCTGATCAAGCACTAATAGCAATTTTGCAACTTGCAAAGCGTGGCACAGAGTTTACGAGTGAAGATGTAATTGAGATTATTGGCTTGCCGTCTGGCGCAGTGGGTCAACATAAGAACAACGCATCAGGCGCAATTATGAACAAAGCAGCTCGTGCTGGTTGGATTCGTAAAGTTGGTTACGGCAAAGCAAAGCGCAAAGAATCACACGGGGCAGTCCTAGCGATTTGGATAGGCGCGTGATTAGCTACTTTGTTGAGGGTGAGCCAGCACCGCAAGGCTCAAAGAATGGCTTTGTTAAAAATGGTCGAGTAATCATGGTTGAGTCAAGTAAAAAAGTTAAGCCTTGGCGCGAAGCTGTTGCAACTCAAACGCAAGAGTATCGAGCTAGTAAGTGGCCTAACGCTGAGCAATGGACAATGACTACACCTGTCGAGATCGCTTTGGTGTTTCATTTACCTAGACCTAAGAGTGTCAATCGTAAGTGGCCAAGCGTTAAGCCTGATCTAGATAAGTTGATTCGCTCAACCTTTGACGGATTGACTACTGGTGGACTTTACACAGACGATGCCTTAGTAATAGCTGTGAGCGCATCTAAGCAATACGCCAAAGATCGCATTGGTTGCCAAATAATTGCAAGCGAGGTGCAAGATGTTTAACACAGACGGCGCAGCTTGTATCGGTTTAGACCCAGAGTTATTTTTTCCAACAAACAACATAAGTCCTAAGATCGAGGACTTACTAAAAAAAACTTGCCTACGGTGTCCAATCTTTGATGCTTGCCTTGACTATTCGTTAAAGGTAAAAGTTGAAGGCTGGTGGGCAGGAACGTCAGATAAGGAACGTGTAGACCTACGCAGGTTCTTTGGCATAACACCCATACGGATAGATGAAGAATACAAACATCACTTCCAACAAGAAACAAATCAAGCTAAGAATTCGCGCACATACCGTGAGCGACTAAGAGAAGCAGGAGCAAGATAATGGCATTACCCACAATCACAGCAACAGGAAACTTGGTATTTGAGCCAGATTTCCAAGTTACTCAGTCAGGCGTTAGCCGTTGCAAGATGCGCATTGCTTGCAATGAACGCAAGAAAGCGCAAGACGGCACATGGTCAGACGGTGAAACAAGTTACTTCGACATTGTTTTATGGCGAGGACTAGCAGAAGCAGCAGCAGACACCTTCAAGAAAGGTCAGCCGATTCTAGTAGTCGGTAAGTGCAAAGTTGTAAAGTACGAGGACAAGAACGGCGTTGAGCGTACAACCGTAGAGATTACAGCTGACGAAATTGCAGCAGTAGTTAAAGCATCCAAAGCAAAAGTAACATCAACAGAAAGTGACCCTTGGTTATGATTATCGCTTTAATTCTTTCAGTAGTATCAACAACTATTTTGGTATTCTTTGCAGGCTATCGGTTAGCACTGCATCACAAAGCACAGCAACACATAGCTTGGCTTGATTATCTAAACGGTCATACAGACTCACTAGAGCCAATCTTTGCCAAGCTAGATCGTGAGTACGCATACACAGATGAACTAACTAAGCCGTTTACTGATGACAAGTAAATGTGGTGTTTGCCCACGGTCATCCTCTATTGGGGATGGCTGGTGGGCAGTTCATAACTACAAGACAGACCCACCGACTGTCTACGATCTATGTCCAAGCTGTTACCGCAACAAGAGCCTTATTGCTTACAGAGAGTCAATCATTGAAGCTCTTGAAGCTATTAAGATTACTGATCAAGAACCTGCGCTTCACGTTGCAATGCAAGTAATGAAACAGCATTGCATAGGCAAGGTTAGGGACTTACCATTCAATGACTAAACCAATAAGACCACGCTCTAAAAAAATGGAAAGTCTTTACGCAACCGAACGCCGTAAGTTAGTAAAAGAGTTGCTTAGGGATTTCCCTGCGTGTCAGCGTTGCGCGATAGCTTATGCAACAGACGTACACGAGATCAAGACACGCGCTAGAGGTGGCAGCATTGTGGACAAAGATAACCTTGCGTTACTTTGTAGACCTTGCCACACTTACATAACGCAGAATCCAGCAATAGGTAAGTCTGAGGGCTGGCTAAAGAATAGTTGGGATGACTAATGACTGAACCGAATGGTATTTGTCGTGCTGGTTGTGATACACAAGATCACGAGAGTTACTGGGATTGCTTACAAGCTGCCAACGTGTCAATAGACAAATCAAGTCTTAGACCTTAATAGACTAAGCGCATGAACTGGACAGATACTGTTGGCGTGACGATTCACAATGACCTTGTGCGTTCGGCGTTGAAGAACAAACCAGAAGCAGACATTGACAAGCTAGAAGCCAGCATCAAGCGCATGAGCCTAAGCGTAGGCATTACACGCATGGCAATAGCATCAGTGTTAGATGCAGAGATAGAAGCTATGGCTGCCTATCGCGTACTGGGTGACTCATCTATAACGAATGAATACTTAGCAGGGATGCAGTCAGCAGCTGACTTAGTTAGATACGGCGTTCACCTAACAGACGGAATAAAGTTATGACCACAATCATCACAACAACAGGCAACAACTGCGCTACGATAACAGCAGATCAAGGCATAACTTCAAACCTTATTCACCCTGACATGCACAAGATAGTTCAGCAAGACACATGGCTTATTGGTGTTGCAGGAAGTGCAAGAGCTTGCGATCAGTTGCAGTATTCAATCGAATACCCGAAGCCACCTATTGAAGTAGTAAAGTCTGGCGAGTGGATGAAGTGGTTAGTTACTAAAGTAATTCCGTTGATAGATGACACTGTTAAAGATGCTGAGATGGATGCTGAGTGCTTACTACTTACACATGGTCAAGCATTCTTAATCAGCGAGAATCTAAGCGTACTAACAGCTAGACCTTACTGGGCAATAGGCACAGGCGCAGAGCTAGCACTAGGTTCACTAGCTGAGAAACAATACAAGCCTGACTGGCACAAGAACCATGATCTATCAGCTAAGCGAGCCATTGAAGCTGCCAGTATGCATGACCCCAATACCAGAGGCACGATCAACCAGTTCAAGAGTTACACGAATGGAAAGATAATTGTAAGCAATGGCGTTTAAGAAACCTTGCTTGAAGTGCAAGACCCTGCACCGTAACTCGTCACTATGTGACAGTTGCCAACGCCTAGCCGATGCCACCCGTAACGCCAATAGACCTCATTACAAAGGTAATTATGCCAAGCAAGCAAAGATAGTCAGAGATACCGCTACTGTCTGTTGGCTATGTGGGCAAGGTCGCAGGCTGGATGACCCCTTTACGGCTGACCACTACTACCCAAGCGATCCAACAAGTCCGTTGATCGCAGCTCATAGGTCTTGCAACAGTCGCAGGGGAAACACACCCCCTACCGCATGACTAGGGGGCGGGTCAGAATCTCACACACACACCCCACCCTGAACCCCGACCTAGCACCATGTGTAAAGTCGCGAAATTCCCGATTTTGAAAAATTCAATGTTTGCGCGATTTTCGCCTAGAATGATTGCATGACTGAACTGCGCATTGAAACTGTAAACATAAACAGCTTGACCTTTGATCCTGCTAATGCTCGAAAGCATGACGGCAAGAATCTGAAAGCAATAGCAAGCTCATTAGAAAAATTTGGGCAACGTAAGCCAATTGTTGTAACGCCTGACTCGATAGTTGTAGCCGGCAACGGAACACTAGAAGCTGCAAAGTCTTTAGGCTGGTCAGAGATCGCAGTGGCTCGAACACCTATTGGCTGGACTTGGGATCAAATCAAAGCCTTTGCTTTAGCTGATAACAGAACAGCAGAACTTGCAGAATGGGATGCAGACGTTCTTAAAGAACAAATGTTAGAGCTAGATGCTAACGGCTGGGAATTAGAGGAGTTAGGTTTTGAATCTTTGCAACCGCCTAGTGATCCTGAGTTTCTGCCAACTATGGAAGAACAGCCAAGATTAGATGAACTAAAACCAACAACTTGCCCTAATTGTTCTTTTGAATGGCGCACAGACTCCAAAGGCAACATAGAGCCAGTATGACAATTCAAATAGCAGGAGTAGATCACAAGACTGCTCAGTTTGCAGTTATGAACTTTCATTACTCGCAACAAATGCCAATTGGAAAGTTAATTAAATTTGGTGTTTGGGAAGATGAAAAGTTTATTGGTGCTGTGCTTTATGGTCGTGGAAGTTCACCACTCTTAGGTGCTGCTTATGAACTACAACAAACAGAAGTTTGTGAATTAGTTAGAGTTGCTTTGACAAATCACAAAGCACCAGTTAGCCAAATTGTCAGCTTGACTATGAAGCAATTAAAACTAGACAATCCAAAAATGCGCTTGATAGTTTCTTTCGCTGACTCTAGGCAGAATCATCATGGTGGTATTTATCAAGCTATGAATTGGATTTACACAGGCAAGAGCAGTGAAGCAAAAGAATACTTTTATCAAGGTAAGTGGTATCACCAAAGAATGATTGGAAAGACTGGATTTGGTGGGGATACGGTTTTATCAAAGCTGACAGATGAAGAAAAAAAGAACTTGATAGTCCGAAAGATTGACGGCAAGTATCGTTACTTGTATCCTCTTGATAAGCAGATTAGAAGAAAAATTGTTAAACTAGCGTTACCTTATCCCAATGCCGTTGAGGGCTTAGAAGTAAGCCACGACAATTCCGTTGTCGAGGTGTAAGTGCAATTCTTACCAACGGCTCAAAGTTAGTAGGTTGAAATGGCTCCAAGAGGTAGACCACCAAAACCGATAGAACAGAAACGCTTAACAGGCAACCCGGGCAAGCGCACACTGCCAGACCAAAAAGAACTTGTGCTGTTGCCGTCTGCCTATGACATTCCAGAGCCATCACGTCAGCTACTAAGTGCAGGTCAAGAACTTTGGGATCGCATTTGGGGAATGGGTCAAACTTGGTTAAGCCCTACTACCGATGTTGATTTATTGCTTATGACTTGCGAGCTTCTAGATGAACGCCGTAACTTGCGCATTCAAGTTATGCAGAATAACCGACCAGATGAACGTAAAGCCTTGCGCGATCTTGACCGCCAGTTAGTCGCTAACCTTTCGCTCTTAGGATTTACGCCAACAGACAGATCACGTTTAGGCGTGGCAGAAGTTAAACGTCAATCAAAGCTAGAGGAACTGCGATCTCGTGCCAGCCAAAATTGAGTCATGGCCACCGACTTGGTTAACACCTGTGAACAAAGCAGCTCTTAACAAATCGCGTGGCTGGGAAGTTTCAGACTTCATAGATACTTTTGCTATTCAGACTAAGGAAACTGTTGCCGGTTATGCAGGTGACAAGATGCAAATGCGCGAATGGCAGAAAGAACTTATGAAGCATCTGTTTGCTATTGGTGCTGACGGAAAGTTTAGACACCGCACTGCGCTAATTGGAATGGCCCGGAAGAACGGTAAATCAGCAATCGGTTCTGGCATTGGTCTTTGGTCTTTAATCATGGGGCCTAACGGTGGTGAAGTTTATTCTTGTGCAGCTGATAAAGAGCAGGCTCGTATTGTTTTCGGTGATGCAAAGAAAATGATTCAGGCTGAACCTGAATTAGAAGAACTTTGCAATGTCTACCGAGATGCAATAGAAGTACCAGCAACGGGTTCTGTTTATCGCGTTCTATCAAGTGAATCATTTACTAAAGAGGGTCTGTCACCCACAATGGTTATCTTTGATGAGCTTCATGCTGCACCTAACCGCGAACTCTTTGACGTTATGCAACTTGGTATGGGTGCAAGACGTGAGCCTATGCTCATTGGTGTTACAACTGCTGGCGTAAGAGCAGATTCAAGTGGTCAAGATTCTATTGCATACAACCTTTATCAGTACGGGCAGAAAGTAGCTCGTAAAGAAATAGATGATCCAACATTCTTCATGGCTTGGTGGGAAGCGCAAGCAGAAGCAGACCATCATTTAGAGCAAACTTGGAAAGACGCTAACCCTGCCTTTGGTGATCTCAACGACCCTAAAGACTTTGCAGCAATGGTTAAGAGAACCCCAGAAGCAGAGTTTAGAACTAAGAGATGCAACCAATGGGTAAGCAGTCAGACAGCTTGGCTACCTAACGGCTCATGGGAACAACTAGAGATTCAGCGTGAGATAGGCGCAGAAGTTCCAGTTGTTTTAGGCTTTGACGGTTCGTTTAGCGGTGATGCATCTGTAATCATCGGCGTAACTGTCGAAGATCAACCTTATGTCTTTATGGTCAAGGCTTGGGAAAAGCAGCCAGAAGATGATGATGAATGGCGCGTGGACATTCTAGATGTAGAAAATACAATTATTGAATTCTGTTCTACTCATAACGTCAAAGAGATAGCCTGTGACCCATTCCGTTGGCAACGCACTATGCAAGTTCTAGATGAAGCAGGATTTCCAATCGTTGAGTGGCCGTCTACTTCGCCGGCTCGTATGGTTCCAGCTTGTGCAAAGTTCTATGATGCAGTGGTATCTAACAAGCTAACCCATGACGGCAACCCATTACTTACAAGACACCTATCAAATGCGGTAGTTAAGACTGACAGACTTGGACCGAGAATTGTGAAAGAACACAGAGGTTCACCGAGAAAGATAGATGCTGCCGTTGCTAGTATCATAGGATTTGATAGGGCAACTGTTTCAAGAGAAGAACCCGTTGTGCCACAGTTCTTTAGCTTCTAGGAGTTTGCGTGATCCCCTCAATCCTGCAAGTGGTTGGTCTAGCAACAATCTCGATAGGTCTAGGTTTGTTCATCCTGCCATTAGGAATAGTCGCAGCTGGCGTAAGTATTTTGCTTGTCGGTATCGCATTTGAGAAAGGCAAGTAATGCTTGGGAATTTGACCGGCGGTAATAAAGAGGAACGCGCAATTAGTTTCCAGTCAATCTGGGGTTCTGGCGATTCGTTTGCTTTCACCACAGAAGCAGGAACGAACATAGATCAAACACAGGCGATGAAGATAAATGCTTTTTACGCTTGTGTGCTTTTAATCTCCGACACTATTAGCACTTTGCCAGTTGATTGTTTCCGCAGGGTAGATGGTGACCGCGTACCTTATCGCCCACAGCCTGCATGGATTCAGCGACCAGACGTAGACTTATTGCGTTCTGAGCATTACCAGCAAGTTCTTATTTCATTATTGCTAGACGGTAACTCTTTCACTCGTGTATTCCGTGACAATCGTGGCGATGTAGTAAACCTAGTTTGTATTGCGCCTAACCGCGTTCAGGTCGTGCGCAACATTCGCACTCGTGAAATTGAATACATTATTGACGATAATCAAGACGTGCCAGTTAGCAAGCGTGACATGCTTCAAATTACTGAGCTTCGCAAGGCTGGCGATCTACGCGGCATGTCGCGTGTTACAGAGATGAAAGATAACTTAGGTCTTTCAAGTGCGTTGCAGTCTTTTGCTTCACGTTTCTTTGGTCAAGGCGCAACTACTCAGGGAATCATTGAAACCCCACAAGACCTAAAGAGCGATCAAGCCAAACAGCTAGTTGATAGCTTTAGCAACCGTCACGATGGTTACCGCAAGGCACACAAGACTGGACTACTTACAGGTGGCGCAAAGTTTGTAAAGACTGGCATTAACCCAGATGAAGCTCAGATGCTAGATAGTCGCAAGCTAGCGATTGAGGAAGTAGCTCGTATCTTCCGCGTACCACCGCACATGATCGGCGTTACAACACCCGGTGCAATGTCGTACGCATCAGTAGAGCAAAACGGTATCAACTTTGTAACTCATACCTTGCGCCCATACATAGCTAAGATTGAAGATGCTTACAGCGCACTTCTACCTGATGCTGCGTTTATTCGTTTCAACGTAGACGGTTTACTTCGTGGTGACTTTGCTACAAGAATGAATGGTTACTCAATCGGTTCACAGGCAGGATTCCTTTCAGTCAATGACATCAGAAGATTTGAAGATTTGCGACCTGTTACAGGTGGTGACGTTTATCGCGTTCCTTTGGCTAACGTGGATTTGGGTGCTGCTTCACTCGTTGAAACCGACAAGCGTGTCACGATGGCTCAGAAACTTATCTATTCTGGGTTCGATCCTGCTGGCGTTTTGGCTGCTCTAAATCTTCCTAACATAGATCACACAGGAGTTCCGTCTACGCAGTTGCAGCAAGTTGCACAGATTGACCCAGCAGCTCCTGAGTCTGTTTATGACGTACAACGTACACACGATGTAAACGTGCAGATGCCAGAAACGGTTGTTAATGTACCGCCTGCGATCATTAACGTAGCACCGCCACAAGTTACTGTTGAAGCACCACAACAGCGCACAGTTATTAGAACCGTTGAACGTGATGATGATGGCAAGATTGTTACTGTTACTGAAAGAGTTGAGGGCTAATGGCTACTGGAATGAGCGCACACTTAGCGAATAGCTTGTTAAATGCTTTAGGCAATAACACTGCTTACGCCGTGACGAATGTTTATGTGCAACTACACATAGGCGATCCGGGTGCTGCTGGCACCGCCAATGGCGCAACAGAAACCACACGCAAGGCTGTTTCATTTGCTGGCGCATCCACTGGGTCTATTGTTTCTGATGCTGACGTATCGTGGACAAACATTAGCGGTTCACAAGATGCAACATTCTTTACCGCTTGGGATGCACTAACCGATGGCAGTTTCTTGTTCTCTGGAACGATCACGGGTAATCCTTACACCGCAGGCGATACCTACACGATCTCATCAGGATCATTTACAACTTCGCTTACACTAGCGAGCTAAGACATGAGTTCATCAGAACTCAATGACTTTGAATTAAACCTTGATCGTCTAGCGCGACTTGCGCAGATGGTCTTAGATCAACGCGCTTTAGATTCATCTGCCGTAGGTGGCAAGTCTGCCTATAACAGTAACGACTTAGTTTACGACTCAGCCGTATCTAGTTTTGATGGTACGTTTACTCAGTTAGCTAGAAGTTCTGCAAGTCTTAATGGTCTTAATGCAAGCATTGCATCTACGCCAGTAGTCGTAGTTTCTGCATCTGGTGCTTTAGGTGGATTGACCAGTTCAAGCATTTCAGTAGTAAGCCACACTGCTTCATCTACTGCATCACTTGGGTCTATAAATTCCACAGCTACAACTATTCCACAAATCTTGCCAGTATTAGATGCTCCGCTTGGTGATCTTGCTAACTCTGCAAGCGCAATAGTTACACACATTGCAACGGCTGCATCTGAGCTAGGCGCAATGACTGCAACGGCAAACAGCCTGCCAACAATCAAACCCGTATTTATGGGTTCTCTTGGTGAACTAGAAGCTACGGCTAATGCAACTGTTATACCGCCGACACCACCAGAACCAGAGATACCGGGTTACGGTTCTAACCGCCCATACCCTGCACCACCAATACGCCAGCCAAAGGTTGAGCCGCTACCGCAACCACCAACGCCTGTAATTGTAGAAACACCACCAGCGCGACCTGTAAGAATGCCTGCAACAATTACGGCTACGACTTCTGCACTAAGTCCAGCATTCTCTGTTAGCGTTCAAGCGCAAGTAGAATGGTCAATACTAGAAGATGAAGCAGACTTGCTTCTAATGCTCTAAGGATTTGAATGCCAATCTCAACAGCGCAGTTCACACTAACTGCAAACACACCGCGCCAGATAGTGCCACCTGATCGCATGAATCAGCACGTTTGCATTCATAATCACGAACACGCACAAAACAAAGAAATTTACATTGGCAATTCAGGCGTGACTATGACTACTGGAATCCACGCGGTAGCAACTCAAACTTCTATGATTACTATTGGCCCCGGTGATGATCTGTGGGCTGTGTCAGATACAACGGGAGTTGAAATTCAAGTGCTAGTAGTTAAGCAGGACTAATGCCGTACTTCATAACAGATAGCGCAGAAGGTTGCTCAGGCTGGGCAACTACTAAAGAGGATGGCGAAGTTATCGGCTGCCATACAACAAAGCAAGCTGCCATAGATCAGATGGTTGCCGTATCTCTAGCTGAGGACATGGAACCGGGTGGGGAACGCGCCTTGCCAGAGAATTACAGACCAGCACTAGCGCAAGATGTTCCAGAGGGTCGCGCCTGTGGTAACTGTTTCTTCTATGACGATGACGTAGTTAGTGAAGATGGCACTAAGGCTTATTGCCGTAAGTGGGATGAATTTGTTGATGGCGGTTACTACTGCAACGCTTGGCAGTCAGACGATGACATGAATGACATGGATGAAGATGAGGATGACCTACGCGCCATAAATCAAGATGCACCTGCCTACATGCGATCAGCTGCAAGGCGTGGACTTGAATACAATGCTGAGGGTCTTGGCGGTGATGGCTTAGTTGAGCGCACTATTCGTGAAGCCCGTCTAATGGCAGACGGTCAAGTTTCAGATGACAAATGGATTCGCACAGCTGCTTGGATAGCTCGTCACTTAGGCGATCTAGATTCACCAGATGCAAACCCTAACTCTGAAAACTACCCAAGTGCAGGAGTCGTAGCTCATTTACTTTGGGGAAGTGGACCGACTAAGCGACAAGCACAACGTGCTTTAGATTATGCACAGGGTGTTGTAGAACGTATACGCGCAGAAGAACGCACCGCGAATGATTTACAAAATGAGAAATGGCGTTCAATCGCGCTAAACTTAAACAAGGATGAAAGGCAGTCAATGACCACCAATGTAGAACGCCGTGTTAATACCGTTGAGTTTGATGTTCGTAATGGGGAAGCATCAAGCGATGGCATGAGCTTCACTGGCTATGCAGCCGTTTTTAATAGTCCGTCAGAACCGCTACCGTTCACAGAGGTAATCCGTGAGGGTGCATTTAAGCGTTCCTTGAAGTCACGCAATGAGATCAAGCTATTTATGAATCACAATACTGACGTAGTTCTAGGTTCTACACGCGCTGGAACTCTAAAACTAACTGAGGATTCACGCGGTCTACTTGCTCAGGCTGAATTGCCAGACACTAGCGCAGGGCGCGATCTATCGGTTCTTATGAAGCGTGGCGATGTATCGAGCATGTCATTTGGCTTTAGCGTTCCACCAAAGGGTGATGCTTGGTCAAGCGATGGCGCAACTCGTGAACTTCATCAAGTACGTTTGCACGAGGTTTCCATTGTTACTGGATTTCCAGCCTATGAAGCAACAACTGCAAGCGTTCGTTCGTTAGACATTCTTGCAGAACGTACCGCCGTTGATGTTGATGCTCTAAGCGATGCGATTCTAAAGCTAGAAGCAGGCGAAACTTTAGATGCTAGTCATGCTGATTTAATTAGTGAAGTGGTGCAGAAGTTACGCGTTGACCAGCCAAGTCAAGTAGACATGCTAGAGATTAAGCGTAAGCAACTTGATTTAATGCTAAAAACGTTCTAACATAAATTCAAAGAACAGGCTCAGATGTGGGGAAGCATCTGGGTCTGTTTTTATTTGTGCCATAATTAGATAAGCATTCTGTGGAGCCATAGGTGCGCTACTGTCGTGGAGCCACGCAGAACCTGTAAGACCCAATCCAATCTAAGACTTTAGGAGTCCACATGTCTGACTACATCCGTCAGCAAGCGGAAGCTCGTGCAAAGGCTTGGGAAGAAGCAAAGGCTCTTCTCGACTCAGCAGCAGCTGAAAAGCGCGATCTATCCGCAGAAGAAAACCAAACCTATGACCGCATCATGGCTGACCTTGATTCACGTTCACAGGTAATGGAAACAATGAAAGCCCAAGCAGAGCGTGAAGAACGTGCTGCCGAAGCAATGAAGGGCTTTGAAGCCCAAGTTAAGCCAGCCGTTGTATCTGTTCCAGAAATCAACGAAGCCGAACTAATCCGTTCCCTTGCTCGTGGTGAGATTCGTTCCCACTCGTTCGAGAAGCGCGATGTAACAAAGGGTTCAACTGGCGCACCAGTACCGACCTCTTTCTACGATCAGGTAATCATGCTTGCTCGTCACGTTGGCCCGATGCTAGAAACATCAACAATCCTTAACACTGCTGGCGGCGAAAACCTTCAGATTCCTTCACTAAGTGCTTACAGCACCGGTACGGTTTCTTCTGAAGCTGCTGCTATTGGTGAAAGCGATCCAACATTCAACGCATTCAAGACACTTGGTGCTTACAAGTACTCATTCTTGACCCAGATCAGCCGCGAAATGGTTGAAGATGCAGGCGTAGACATTCTTGGATTCCTTGCACAGCAAACAGGTAACGCTCTTGGCTACGCAGTCAATGGCGCACTAACAACTGGAACTGGAACAGTACAGCCAACAGGTATCGTAACTGCTGCAGGTTCAGGCATCACTGGTGGAACTGGCGTAACAGGCGCATTCACTGCTGACAACCTAATTGACTTGGTTTACAGCGTTGATACCGCAGGTCGCACTCTACCGGGTACAGGATGGCAAATGAATGCTCAGGCAATCGCTGCTGTTCGTAAGCTAAAGGATTCAGCCGGACAGTACCTGTTCAGCCCATCCCTATCTGCTGATGCTCGTGATCTATTGCTTGGTTACCCAATCTTTGAGAACCCAGCAATGGCAGCTCCAGCAACAAGCGCGAAGTCAGTAATCTTTGGTCACTTGCCAAGTTACTTTGCTCGCACCGTTGGTGGATTACGCCTAGATCGTTCGGATGACTATGCCTTCCAAAACGATTTGATCACGTTCCGCGCAACCATGCGCGTGGACGGAAATCTAATCCAGACTTCACATGTGAAGTATTTTGCTGGTGCAGCTTCCTAATAAGGAAACCCAAAAACGTGGAACCCCACCGAGAGCGCAGGCTTGGTGGGGTTCTGCTTTTATTTGACCACGTTTTAATGTAAGGTTCAAAGCACCTGCGAATAAAGGATTACCCTGTGTCAAAACCCTTAGCAATCGGATGGAACAGCAACGCACCTTGGGCTGCAACTGGTTATGGAACTCAAACAGCGCAAGTAACCCAGCGACTAAAAGAGCTTGGTCACGATGTAGCGATCTTTAACAACTACGGTCTAGAGGGAAGCAACACAGACTGGAACGGGATGACCGTTTATCAACGTGGCGCGGACTTGTATTCAAATGATGTAGTTCCTGCACACATGCACGATTGGACTACACGCCACCCTAAGCAGGGTCACATTCTTTTTACTCTCTATGATGTATGGGTTTTCAAAGGTGATCGTTGGTCTGACTGGAACGTGGCTAGCTGGGTTCCAATAGATCACATTCCTGCACCGCCAGAAGTAACTAGGTGGCTAGCACAAGACTTTGTAACGCCTATTGCTATGAGCCAATACGGGCAGTCAATGATTGAAAATGTAGGCATTGAATCGCTTTATGTGCCACATGGAATTGAGTCAGTCTTTAAGCCAATGAAACGCCATAAAGGAACTACTGGCAGAGATTACATAGGCATTGGCGAAGATAAATTTGTTGTAGGAATGAACGCAGCTAATAAAGGTGTTAGCCCTAATCGCAAGGCATTTGGTGAGAACATTCTGGCGTTCTCTATGTTTGCACAGAAACATGATGACGTAGTTCTTTATCTGCATACTGATCAGCTTGGCTCACTCGGCGGAATTAAGTTAATGCAGTTGCTTCAATCTTGTGGAGTTCCTGAGGACAAATTTAAGTTTGTTGAGCCATACACTTATCGGACTGGTATTGACCAGCAGACTTTAGCCACGATCTATACGGCTATGGATGTATTGCTTGCTACTTCATACGGCGAGGGTTTTGGTATTCCAACTATTGAAGCGCAAGCCTGTGGAACACCTGTAATCGTTAGCGACTTTGCAGCTTCAACAGAGCTACTAGGTGACGGCTGGCTAATTGACGGGCAACCGCTTTGGGATGCACCGCAGTCATCTTGGTTCCACATGCCTAGCGTTCCTGCAATCGTGGATGCACTAGAGCAGGCTTATCAGCGTGGACGTGGCAGATCAGAAAAGGCACAAGAGTTTGCTAAGGCGTATAACGCCGATACCGTCTTTCAGCAGCATTGGAAGCCAGCTTTAGCAGTCTTAGAAACTAAAGCCTACGAGCGACTATAAGCATGAAAATAGGCTGGTACACGCATCACATAGAGAATGCGCCTAAAGTGGCTCACGGTGGCTCTGTGAGTCCCAGAGGGCTATTCACGGGGCAGTTCGCAGGTGGGGCTGAAATGTCTGACTATGAATACCGTTTACAAGCTCCTCTAGATTATGAGATCGAAATTGTCACCCCATACACATTCGATACACACGACATACACCAATTTGATTCAGTCATAGTCACAGGCACAGATGCGTTCACGGAGGCTCAGCTATACAGACTGGCAGAGTATGACCCATTTGTATTCGTGCATCACTTACAAACCCCACGCGCAGGGCTTAATGCTTTGATTCGTGGCTCTCGCTTATTCGCAACCCATACCCCTGCACACATGCGCAGAGAGTTATCTTGGACAAAGCCACGCAAGACAGCGCAAGTTCTAAGCTACTTTGATACGAGCAAGTGCTACGACCACATGGACAAGAAACCAATAGCACTATGGGCTGCTAGGAATCATCCGCTAAAGGGGCAGCTACGCGCTCACGCTTGGGCAGCACAAGCAGGTTATGAGTTCAAAGCTCTGACAGATGTACCGCGTGAACAGGTACTAGATGCAATGGCAAGAGTCGAATGGTTTGTGCATTTACCATTAGCCTTTGAGTCAGAATGTCGCGCAGTAATGGAAGCGGTGCTTTCAGGTTGCAGGATTCACACGAACGAGAACGTAGGAATTACTAGCGTTGAAGATTGGCATGATGCAGATGCATTGCGCCACATGATAGATAAGGCAGGCGATACATTTTGGAAACTGGTGCAGCAATGAGAATGCTTACAATCATTCCGACAAGAGGGCGCAACGATAACGCCATTAGATTATTTGAAGCTATCAACGCAACGGCAGACTTTACAGAAGTCATCTTTGCAATAGATGCAGATGACGTTAAAACATATAACGGACTCATGGCAGAAACTGCTGGGCTAAATAACGTCAAGGTTTGCATTGCTGATCGTATGGGGATGAACGGCACACTTAACCACTGGGCTTTATGGTTTGCGCCTGACTATGATTACATCTGTTTTATGGGTGATGATCACCTACCGCGCACAGGTGGCTGGGATACGAAACTTGCAGAAGCTATTGGGACTGAGCCGGGCATTGCTTATGGAAACGATTTACTGCAAGGCGAGAACCTACCAACTGCCGTAGTTATGTCTAGCAAGATCATTAGGGCTACTGGATTTATGTCACCGCCAGCCTTAAAGCACTTGTTCCTAGATAACTACTGGCTTGCAATGGGTCACGCTTTAGAGAACGTGAACTACTTGCCAGAGGTAATCATTGAACACTTGCACTACACAAACGGTAAGGCAGCCCATGACGATAGATACGCAGCTGTAAACACCGTTGAGATGCACAATGGCGATCAGGCTATCTTTGCTGAATACCTAGCCACAGAATTTAGCAATGACGTTGAGAATGTAAAGGCTTGGTAATGAAGATTCTTATTACAGGGCATAAGGGTTTCGTAGGTCGTAACTTTGTTAAGGCTTTGCCAGATAGCGACATAACAGGCATTGACCTAAAAGACGGCAATGATTGCAGGGATTTCTTCAAAAGCAATACAGATCAGTTCGATCTAGTAATTCACTTAGCAGCCATTGTTGGTGGTCGCGCAACTATTGAGGGTGAGCCACTAAGCGTAGCCACAGACTTATCCATAGATGCAGAGTTCTTTAACTGGGTGCAAAAGACTAAGCCTAAGAACGTGGTCTACTTTTCTAGCTCGGCTGCTTACCCGATTGACTTGCAGAACTCACACCGCAGACACCGCCTAGCTGAATACGACTTGAATCTAGATGGCGTTAGGAATCCAGACCTAACTTATGGCTGGGCAAAACTTACCGGGGAATACCTAGCGCAGTTTGTAACTGACTCAAACGTGTTTGTCTTTAGACCTTTTAGTGGTTACGGATCAGACCAAGATGCTGACTATCCGTTTCCTAGTTTCATTGACCGCGCTCTAGCCAAGGTAGAAGTCTTTGACATTTGGGGTGACGGTGAGCAAGTGCGCGACTTCATCCACATTGAGGACATTGTTCAAGCTGTGCTGTGGCATGTTCAGACTGGGTACTTTGGCACGTTTAATCTATGTTCAGGCTTTGCCACTAGCTTCAATGACCTTGCTCAAATGGTCTGCGAGGAAGCAGGCATCAAACCAATCTTTAACCACATAGTGACTGCGCCTACTGGGGTTGAGTATCGCGTTGGTGATTCGCATTTATCGCATCAGTATTTTATTCCGCAGATTACTTTGCGTGAAGGTATCCGTAGGGCATTAGCAGAACGCAAGTAGAATAGACCTAGACTTAGGAGTTACTTTGGCAATAAACAACGGATACGCAACTTTAGCGCAGCTCAAAGCGGCACTAAGAATTCAAGATGCCGTAGATGATTCGCTATTAGAAATGGCTGTGGAGTCTGCTTCACGAGCTATTGACGGACATGCTGGGCGATACTTTTACTCATCAGGAACAGCAACGCGCTACTATGCAGCTGACGATTCTTACGTTACACAAATTGACGATATTTCAGGCACAGCAATAACACTGCAAAGTTCATCTGCCGGTGATGGAATATTTGACACAACTTGGGCAGTAGGTGACTATCAACTAGAACCACTTAACGGCAACGTAGATGGTTTACAAGTTCCATACACACGCATTCGCGCTGTTGAAAATTACTTGTTTCCAGTTGAATCAGGTCAAGCACTTGTCAAACTAACAGCCGTCTTTGGTTATTCATCTGTTCCTATCGCTATCACTCAGGCTTGCATCATTCAGGCTAGCCGTATCTTTAAGCGGCTCGATAGCCCACTCGGCGTGGCTGGCTTCGGGGATCTCGGCGCGATCTCTGTAACTAGGGACATTGACCCAGACGTTGCGCAGTTGGTAGCTCCGTATCGCCGTATGAGAAACTTTGCTTAATGGCTCAACTATCTGAAATCCGTACAGGGATTGCCACTAACCTTGCAAGCATTACTGGGCTACGCACCGCAGCCGTTATGCCTGATAACCCAAGTCCACCGATTGCAATAGTTCAGCCTGACTCGATTAACTACGATGACACATTCCAAAGAGGGATGCAGACTTACACGTTTACAGTCATTGTTTTAGTTGGTCGTGTAGCTGAGAGATCAGCCCAAAACGCCATAGATGCGTTCTGTTCTAGCACTGGTGCATCCAGCATTAAGTTAGCCATTGAGCGAGATAAGACACTAGGTGGGAAAGTGTATGATTTAAGAGTTACCGATATGAGAGCGTATGCCACGATCTCAGTCGGTGAAGTAAACTATTTAGCAGCAGAGTTCCTAGTTCTCTGCTACGCAGACTAAGGGAGCAACACACAATGGCGAAATTCGCAGCCACCGATTACAAGGTAACAATCAACGGCACAAACTTTTCAACAAACCTAAACAGCGTTGAACTCAGCATAGAATCCGATGACCTAGAAACCAGTGCTTTTGGTTCTGAGTGGAGAACTCGGATTGGTGGGTTAAAGTCCGGTTCTTTAACACTTCAGTTCATGCAAGACTTTGGTTCATCTTCAGTAGATGCAACTCTGTATCCATTGCTTAACACTTTGGCTACCGTTGTAATCGTTCCAACTTCAGGTTCTGTTACATCAACCAACCCTTCATACACCGCAACTTGCTTGGTAAACAGCTACTCACCATTTGCATCAAGCGTTGGCGACATTGCAACCTTGTCTGTAACTTGGCCTGTATCTGGCACAGTCACACGGGCTACGGCATAACCAATGAAGATCAACCTGCGCGTTACTTTTAATGATGAATCGGTAGAAGAAGTATCTGCTACTGCGCGTGACCTTGTTGCCTTTGAGGACAAGTTCACCAAGTCTGTTGCTTCGCTTGAAACAGATTTTCGGATTACCGATTTATTATGGCTTGCATGGCACTGGTTAGAACGTCAGGGTAAAACCAAAAAGACGTTTGAAGATTGGTGCGATGACGTAGAAACCATTGAAGCGAGTGAACAAAGCCCAAAATAGTTGGGTTGGGCGATAGTTCCCAACACTGGTATTTGGCTTATCTTGCGTGTGAAACTGGTATTGCTCCATCAGTTTTAATGCAAGAATCTGAGCGTATGCTTTTTACTATGAGCATGTACCTGCGTTGGAAAAACAGTCAGGGGAACTAATGGCTATCAGTCAATACATCACAGGTCGTGCCGGTGGTGCTGCCGTACAGATCGAAATCGAAGGTTTGTATTCTGCCCTAGCTCGTTGGTCTAAAGCCGACCCAATGTTTAATAAAGAGATACGCAAGGCATCTGTTCATTTAATCGGTCAGGTGGTTACTGAAGTTCAGGCAAGTGCGCCTAATGCTCCTAATCCACGTCAGGCAATCGAATCAGCTAGAGGATTCAGGGCAAGACCAGACCGTGTCCCGGTAATCAGATTAAGCAGTTCTTCTAACTTCGTATCTCAATCACGCCCTAACCGTAGGCGTAAGACAAAGGTTACTCGTGGCGATGTGTTCTTTGGTGCTGAATTTGGCTCTAACCGTCTAAAGCAATTCCCTGCCCGTTCCCCTAAGTTGGGTGGTGGCAATAGGGGTTATTTCTTCTGGCCTACTATTGAGCGCATGGGGCCTAAGATCAACGCAGAATACCTAAAATCCCTAGATTCCATACTGGCGAATCTAACCAGAATGCGCTAGACATACCGTATAACATCTGCTAACGTCTGACGTATGTACGCAGTTAAGTGGTGGTCTGTCAAGGACAACAAGCCAAAGCCCTATGCCGATACTTGGGCTGACTTTGTAGCTTCGCTTTCTAAGCACGCTGAACGTGAGGACAAATACAAAGGGCATCTATACAGCCCAGTTACCTATGTTGAGAACGGTTATCGCGGTAATAAGAACGTCATTGCCATTAACGCATTCGTTGCTGATCTAGACGGTGAAGAACTAGCCGATACCTTAGATAAACTGCAAGGCTACGAATACATTGCCTATACGACTTACAGCCATAAGGAAGATGACCAGCACTGGCACATTGTCATTCCTTTTGATGAACCCGTACCTAGCCATCAGTGGTACTCAGTCTGGAAGCAGATGCACGACTTCCTAGACATTGTTGGTGACCCACAGACCAGTGACCCTGCCCGTATTTTCTTTGCACCACAGCACGCACCTAACGCTGTGTTTCATACCTTGCGTGGACACGGTGAGATTATGCAAGCACCTGAGTTTAGGTACACAGACAGACCACCTGTAAGCCTTGCAAGACGTGAGCCACAAAGAGCAGTAGACCACTGGGAATGCAGATGCACACTAGAAAAGGTCTGCACCAAATGTGAAATAGAATTTAAGGACATTGACTTATCTAGGTACAATGGAATGAGTCAAAAAGAAATACGGCAAGACATGCGCCGTGAGTTTCTAGAGTTAATGGCAGGTGCTTCTGCCACTTAGGAGTTTTGGTGGCACAGGCAAGCAAAACTTTTGAAGTCAAATTTACAGGCAACACAACTGACCTGTCTAAGTCTTTCCAAAAGTTACAGCGCGATGCAGGCGTTTTAGGCAAGTCGGTATCCACTAGCTCTAACGTGATGCGTAACGCTCTTGCTGGCGTATCTGCTGTTGCTGTTGTGCGTGGTTTGCAGTCAGCTGTTATGGCTGCATCTAATCTTTCTGAATCTATTTCTAAAGCCAATGTTGTATTTGGTAGAAATGCTGAAGCCGTACAGAACTGGTCTAAGACCACAAGCAAGGCATTTGGTATCAACCGTCAGGCTGCACTCGAAGCGGCTGGCACTTACGGCAACTTGTTCCGCGCCTTTGGTTTAACTGAACAACAGTCTTACTCAATGTCTACAAGCCTTGTTGAGTTGGCTGCTGACATGGCTTCGTTCAATAACACTTCCGTTGATGATGCATTACTAGCTTTGCGCTCTGGTCTATCCGGGGAAACTGAACCACTAAAGAAATTCGGTATTGCTCTTACTGACGTTCGCTTAAAAGAACAAGCAATGAGCATGGGTCTTATTAAGACCACATCTGGCGTATTGCCACAGGCTATTAAGACTCAAGCCGCCTATGCCTTAATTATGAAAGATAGCGCACTAGCTCAAGGTGACGTATCGCGCACAGCAGGTGGACTTGCTAACCAGTTAAAATTCTTACAAGCCGGGCTTCAAGATGCTAAGGCTGGCTTTGGTGAAGCATTATTACCTGCTGCGCTTGCAGTCGTATCCGCTTTCAATGACAAGTTACTTCCTGCCATTCAACGTATTGTAGAAGCAATCAAGTTTCAGGGTGCAGAAGGTGGTCTTAAAACTTTAGGCGTTGAGATCAGCAACGTAATAAGTAATCTCAATGGAACTGCAAAGGCCGTTAAAGACTTAATCCTTGTATTTATTGGTATCAAAGTAGTTATCCCAATAGTCACCGGGTTGCGCACAGCTTGGGTAACTCTTTCTGCAACCATTGGCGCAACTGCCACAGCTACTCAGATTGCTGCTGGAGTTATGAAGTCTGCGTTGATAAGCACAGGCATTGGTGCGCTTATCGTGGTTGCTGGTGTATTGGTAGCCAAGATTATTGACATGCGCATTCAGGCTGGCGCAACTGACAAGACTATTCGCATTATGGAAAGCAACGGAACTAAGGCGTTCCGGGGTATGTCACAGGCTGCGCAAGGCACAATCGTAACAATCAACGCCGTAGCTCTAGCCGCAAGTCGCGCTGCTGATGAACTAGATAATGCTGGTATCAAGAGGGTTAAGCAAGGTCGAGTTCCACCTGTTGCCGTTGCAGTTCCTGAAACTGATACTGGACTGGCTGGCACAGCAGGCAAGGCTGCTAAGGCGGCTACTGCTGTTAAGGGATTAAGCGAAGCCGGGAAGTTAGCGCAACAAGCAATGGCTAAGTTAGGCGATGAACTAGCTCGTAGCAATGACATTCTTTCCAAAGCCAAAGATGCTTACGCAAACTTCAAAGACACAGTTAAGGGTGCGATTACTGGCATCATAGATTTTGGTGCTGCTGCTACTGCTGAATCTGGCTCATTTCTTGAAAACCTAGTTGCTCAAGCGGCTAAGGCTGCTGACTTTGGAAGCAAGGTCAAGCAACTTCTAGCAATGGGTCTGTCTGAATCTGCTATTAGTCAGGTACTAGCCGCAGGCGCAGATGCTGGAACTAAGATTGCCGATGAAATTATTGCCGGTGGCGCAACTGTTGTAAATCAAATCAACACGCTTGTTAGTGCCACCCAATCCGTAGCTGATGCCGTTGGTGAGTCGGCTGCTTCACAGTTCTACACAGCAGGTATCACCGCAGGTCAAGCCCTTGTAGATGGTGTCAAGGCGGCTATCGCTGCTGCTGGCTTTACTATCAACGCTGACGGTTCGCTGATAAATCAGGGAGCTATCAACCAAGTCAATCAGGCTATTGCCAACGCCAGAAGCAAGAAGTCCAAAAAGGGTACAAAGATCAGTGCTGGTGAGCGCAAAGACATTCAAGCCCTTGCCGCATCTCTTGGCGTTGAAGTTCCTGCCTTTGCTAAGGGTGGCATTGTTACAGGCCCAACCCTTGCACTTATCGGTGAAGCAGGCCCTGAAGCCGTTGTGCCGTTATCAGGTCGCAATGCAGGTATGGGCAACACATTCAACGTAACTGTGAACGCAGGTATGGGCGCAGACGGTGCTTCTATTGGTCGTGAAATTGTAGATGCCATTAAGAGATATGAACGCGCCAGTGGCCCGGTATTTGCGAGCGCGTAAATGTCTAACCCAGAAACTAAGGTCTACATTGCCTTTGACCTCACAGCATCAGGTGGTTCGTTCTTTGCGCTTGATGATCCAGTTCGTGGCGTTCTTGATAGCGACTATGTTCTTGGTGGCGATGTTCTGGTTGATGTTACTCACCATGTCGCTAATGCTTCTATTTCTCGTGGCAAGTCACGGGAACTAGACCGCTATACCGCAGGCAACGCATCTGTTACCCTGCACAATGACGATAGAACCTTTGACCCGTTCTATGAGGACAGCCCGTATCGTTCCCAGATTCTGCCGCGTAAGCAAGTCGTTATTGAAACCAACGGCATCCGTCAGTTCACGGGCTACATAGATGACTGGGATTTAAGTTACGAGCTAGGCGGTAAGTCTTACGCTTCGATCAGTTGCGTGGATGGTTTCTTGCAGTTATCGGCTACCCAGATTGACTCATTTACAAACGTTGCTCAGTTATCTGGTGAACGTATTGAAACAATCCTTAACCGCCCTGAAGTAGCTTGGCCTGCTGGTGAGCGCGACATTGACCCCGGTCAAGAAACCTTGCAAGCAGACCTAGTACCTGAGAATACCAACGCGCTTCAGTACCTACAACTGGTTGAGTCCACAGAACCCGGCGCATTGTTTATGTCTAAATCAGGTGCGCTTACATTCCGTGACCGCATCACAGTTCCACCACTTGTGGACACCCTAATCTTTGCTGACGATGAACGCCCTGAATCTGTTGGCTATAACAACATTGCCGTTATCTACGGGTCAGAGAACCTTTACAACCGCGTGGTAATTACACGCGAAGGTGGAACACCACAGGTAGCTGACAACCTTTTATCCCAAGACATTTATGGCGTACAGACTTTATCCCTAGACGGGCTGTTACTAACTAGCGATGCTGATTCACTTATTCTGGCTGACTATTTGCTAGGTCGCTACGACCAACCAGAGCTACGCTTTAGCAGCTTGAACGTAACCCTGCACGACAAGAACACCGCAGATCAGGCTGAACTTCTAGCCGTT